AATTAGTGCCAAGTATTCTTGAGCCAGTACCATCGGATTTTGTTCTTATACTTACAGCATGGTCAGTATCAGTTTTGACTGTTAAGGGTGAGAAAGGACTACTTGTACCAATACCTACGTTGCCTGAGCTATCGATACGCATACGTTCTGAGCCATTGGTATAAAAAGACGCAAATCCAGTAGTAGATTGTAAATAAATACCTTCTGAACCAGCAACTGCACTGCCGTTGAACATTCCTGCACCACCTGAATCACTATATAGATAACCAGATACTCCACTATCACCATTAAATTCAACTGGGAAATTATCTCCACTTCCAGCAACTACATCTAATTTATGTGAAGGACTAGTTGTACCAATCCCCACATTGCCTGAGCTGTCGATTCTCATGCGTTCTGTATCACCATTTGAAGTATCAACACCAAACTTTAAGCCTGTAGTAACAGACTGTATTCTTGAAGCTACAACACCTTCTTTAGTTAATTGAATACCTGTATCTGATGCGTCTGATAAATGCAATAATTGTAAAGGGTTGGTTGTGCCTATTCCCACCCTATTGTCGGCTGAATCAACATAAAAAGTATCTGTATCTACTGTTAAATCACCTGAAACTGTAGCCGATGCAAAGGTTGGGGTTGATGTGCCACCATCTAAGTAGCTTTCAACTCTAGCATCTGTGTAATATAAATTTGTACCTTCACTCAGATCAGATGTTGATTTGGCTGCAAGTCTAGTATCAAATCTAGCATCTGTGTAGTAAAGATTTGTACCTTCACTTAAGTCTGATGTACTGAATGAAGCTAGTGATACTGTAGCATCTATCGCTCCATCTCCTGCATCATCGTAAGCAAAAGAAACCCCTGTATGTGTACCATTGGTAACTAGCTGGTCACCGACAATATCTTGTACTCTTTCAGTGGTATGGTAAAGATTGCTACCTTCTGCCAAGTCGCCTGTATCGTGGTTGCTTAAGGATGAGACTGTACCAGTCACATTACCTGTAACATTACCTTCTAAATTAGCTACCAATGAACCAGTTGTTATGGTGATATTGCCTGTGACTGTGGCATCCGATGTGGTTGTACCTAAAGCAAACTTATCAGCAGATTCATCCCACATAAAGATGGCATTATCTGAAGTACCTCTTTGAATTAACATACCAGAATCATTGACTGGTGCTGTGGTTAAACCTGAATTAAGCTCAAACAAATTATCTGATACTTCAAGATTGGTTGTTCCTAGTGTTGTGGTTGCTCCATTAACAGTTAAATCTCCTGCTACTGTAAGATCATTAGCTATCTGGACATCGTCTGGTAAAGATAAAGTGACTGCTGATGATTCTGAACCTGAACCTGTAACTGAGACTTTATTGGCTGTACCAGCTATGGTTGCTACATAATTGCCTGTAGTATCTGTGCCTAGAGCTACAGAATTGGCTTGTACACCTGCTGCTGTCACATTTAGGGCATTGACAAAGGATTGTGTAACTCTTGCATCTATGGCTGCGTTAGCCCTTGTATCGGTATAGTAAAGATTGGTTGAACCTTCTGATAAATTATCTGTGTCAAATGCAGATAGCGATACAGTTGGTGTTAATGTGCCTGAAGTATCGTTGTAAGAAAATGATATACCTGTGCCATTCTGAATTAAATTAGCAACTCTATCGTCTACTCTTTCATCGGTGTAATACAGATTACTTAATCCTTCTGATAAATCATCGGTATCTTTACCACTAAATGCAGTATCGAATCTGGCAGTTGTGTAATACAGATTGCTGCCTTCGGTAAGATTGTCTGTTGTTTTGGTAGCTAATCTGGTATCGAATCTAGTATCTGTGTAATACAGATTTGTACCTTCCGATAAGTCAGATGTGCTTTTACCACTAAAGGCAGAATCAAACCTTGCTGTTGTGTAATACAGATTAGTACCTTCGCTTAGATCGGATGTTGAAAAAGATGCTAATGAAACTGTGGCATCAATCGCACCATCGGTAAAATCATCGTAAGAGAAAGATATGCCAGTGTGTGTGCCATTCGTGATAAATTGACCACCTACAACATCCTGCACTCTTTCTGTTGTGTGATACAAATTGGTAGCACCTTCAGATACATCATCGGTATCTTTGGTAGCTAATCTAGTATCGAATCTTGTGTCTGTGTAATAAAGATTGGTAGAGCCTTCTGCTAAATCGTCTGTTGTATTGTTAGATAGATTATCTTCGGTAGCAGATATGGTGAGTGTTCCAGCAGCATCATCGTAAGATAGGGTGACATTATCACCTGCGACAAGCAGTGAGCCTACTCTATCGTCTACTCTTTCATTAGTAAAATATAGATTAGTGGAGCCTTCTGTAACATTGTCAGTATTGATATCAATTGTGTCGTTTTCATCTTTGTAGACTGCTTTATCGGCTGGTTGAGTAATAAATATATTTTTAGTACCAGCAGCGAAATCAACTTTGTTGCCACTATTAGAAGATGATAAAACTGTATCTCTGGTTAATGTGCTGCCAGAAAATGTACCTAAACCAACCTCAAACTCGCTGCTACCAACTATGGCGTAGTAAGTGGTATCTGCATTGGATAAAACACTAGCAAATGTTCTAAATCCTGTGACAGCACCACCTAATGTTATCGTGCCTGTACCTGTGGTTACTGTAGTTTCTTTAACTCTATCTGATATTTTTAGTGCCATATTATCCTAATGTTCCTTCTGTATGATGATAAAAAACTTGGAAGGTTAGCACACCAACAGCAATATTCTTATCACCTTCTCCATTATAAGTTAATTCTTGGGTACTTAAGTAGCTATCTTTAGCTAAATTATTGATTAATCTGTCGGAATACATCTTGGTTTTAACATCTTTAACAACAGCATCTAGGTCTGTCGCTGAGTTTTGACCTTTAATATATATTTCAACAACTATCTCTAAAACCTTTTCTATGCTTCTAGGTGGTGACATAGATATTGGTTCAGAAGTTTCCGATACTGTGTAAATGCACAAACAAGGCAGTTTTGATTCTTCTATGTTGTAGATTCTTGATTGAAAGACATTATTGCCTGTCGTATTTAGCCCTGTAAGTGTGGTTGCTACTTGTTCTCTGATCTGTTGTCTGTAGTGTGCCATAACACAATTCTACATTATTTGCCTTGCCCTCTGTATTTTTTGTAGCTTCTTTTTTGATTCTTGTTCATGGTTGATGAACCGAAGTTCCTACGACCTAAAGATGTTTTCTTGCCATTCACACCACAAGCAGATTTATGTTCAGATGCAAATTGCGATTTGGATTTCTTTGGCATTACTTCTCTCTTGAGACTTTCTGCACTTTTTCGAATGTTCTTAGTCCACCTAGACCCAACATACCTAACAATACAGTCATTAAGCTATTCATATCGAAGTCTGGAAGTGTAACTGATACCCCATAAACAGATATGGCAAATACCAAGATCGGTTGAAGAATGAAGTGATATGCCAAAGCACAAGCACAAATCCAACCCACAAATGGTCGCCAACCAGCGACAAATAGTGACTTATGGGTTGCTTCAACTTTATTGACATCAATCTGTGCCATGTTTGCTTTGTGTATTTCTGTATCAAGCTCATGCTTAAGTTTTGCTTTTAAATCTTTATCAGCAACGAACTTATCTAGTATTTTACTGACTGGTTGTATTAATTTATCTATCAATGTAACTGCTCCTCTTCTTCAATAATTATGTCTGTGCCAATGGTATCAAGTAAGTCAGTTGGTATGTGTATGTCTAGTTTAATGAATTCATCACCATTAGCTAGAGATTCTAAATAATACACAAACAATCTTTCATACATTCCTCTGGGAATCCAGTTAGCACCAACTGAGTTTCTGACCTTACAATCGTATTGCCATGCTTTATCAAGCTGTTCTTCAGTATATAAAATCATTGATCTTGTAAAATTAAGATAGTCACGCCTGTACCATCTGGTTGTATATTGACAATATTGTATGCCACCGAATCTATTGTTATGGTGTCATCGGTGTCAATGCCAGAGACATCGGAGCTACGACAAGTTACTACTGGCTGTGTACCATCAACATCCACTGACTCGCCTTCTATGGCAAAATACTCATTATTAAGTATTACTTGTATGGTTGAGCTTGTACCATCTATAGATACCG